TCTTAATGATGATATTTGCATTTTGAACAGATAAATCTAAACCACTGTTATTACCTAGTGTAATTGTGTAAGACGCTCCACAAGGTACTTGAATCAATGTAGCTCCACTAACATTTCCATATGCACTTGCAGTAGCTACATTATATAGAGATTCTGTTCCTCCTACTGCTTCTCCATTCTGTTCTAACTCTAAAGAAGCAACTCCTACCGTTGCGCTTGTAATATCTGCCGTATATTCTACTTCATAAATTCCTTGTTTTGTCAACGTAAACAATCCACTACCTACATCATGGGCGAGCCAACCTTTACAAGCGCATTGGCATGATTTCGTTCTTACTCTATCCGTTGGAAATAATACATTTTGTCCATTTTCTACTGTCTGTACTGCCGTTGCTATACTATTAATCATTTTTCTTTTCCTCCTATAAAATAAATGGGTAGCCTTTCGACTACCCTATAATCCAAAGGCTAATGCCTAATCTCTTTCGAGCTAGATTTGATTACATCCACAACCTGTCATATTGTATGCATAATAAGGTGAGCAAGTAAGATATGCAGGTTTTGGTGTTGGTTGCAATGTGTTAATGATATTAGCAGATTGTGCCTGTTGACTTAATTGGAAGTTCGCAGTTAATAAATCTCTGTCTCTGTCTGCTAATTTATCACGCAATTCTTGCATTGTGTTAGCATTAATCAATGCTCTTGTTGCTTCGCCTTCTGCATGAATTGCAGTGGTAATATCACACGTGTTTTTGAAACTTTGTGTGTTTACACCATCAATCGCTCTTTGCGTTGCACAACAACATTCTTGATTCTGTTGTCCTAGATTCTGTAAGCCTAATTGTGTAGTGTATCGGCTTTCTAAAATGTCTCTTGAATTTTGGAAACCTTGGCTAGATACATTCTGATTTGTGTTAATCAAATCACGTTTAATAAATTCTTGATTCATTAATTCGTCATTTTGCAAATTTCCATTGTTACCCCAATTTCCACCAAATAATAAGAATAACAGGATAATCCAAATCCAATATCCTCCACCAAATTCATTGTTGTTTCTGTCTGCTAAATCGTACATTGGTTGAATACCATTCATGCTTTCCATTTATATTTCCTCCTTTCAACGCAATTAGCGTTTTAGCCCGTATTGACTAGCCACTGATTCAAATTGTTGTTTCTGTTGTGGCGTTAACTGCCCCATCATATTATTCAATAATACTTGGGGATTTTGCCCACATTGCATTAATTGTTGTAATTGATTAAATGCTTGTGGATTTCTTTGTTGCAACATACCCAACAACATTTGTTGAGGGTTCATCATATTCATTAAAGGATTCACGCTTTAAGCTCCTTTCTAGGCGTTTCTTTCTCTGCTCTTGCATTTATATTACTTCCGTTTTTTAGGCCTAATATCATAGCTTCTAGCTTGTCTAAGCGTTGTTCTATGTTGTCCTTCTTTGGCTCTGTTTCTTCTTGGAATCTGTATTTCTTGAAACTGCCGTCTAATGATTTCATGTAGAATACTGAATCATTTCTATCCAGCATAATACTAGGCAAACCATTCACCATCATATTCCTTGCTTCTTGTTCATTATTGACCCACTTACCATTGAAATCGTTTAATGCCATGTTAGGCGTGATTTGGTTGTTAATATTAATAGGTGGAATATTTGCTAGTTGTTGAATGTTCTGCAACTGCGATTCAATCATCTGCTTTTGGTTCATTAAATTGTTAATTCTGTCATTGATTGGATTGTACATTTCGCTCACCTCTTTACACTCCTAATTATATTCATATGCAATCTCAGTTTGTTTTCACATTAATGTCAAATAAATACCAAAAAAAGAGGTCTTTCAACCTCTTAATTTTTATCTAAATACGTTTCTTTTTCACTGTTTTTTCTTGGTGGTAAAACTGCGCTATACTTCTCTACTTCATCATACTTGTTCTTAATCCTTTTAATGATTCTATTTACACTAGAAACACTCATATTCAATCTGTCGGCTTGTTCTCTAACTGTCCATCCGTATATCCTTGTTCTTAGAATCATTTCTTCATCTTTAGTTAATAAAGCTAGATTAATAAACTCTTCTAAAATAATCTTATTCCAAGGTACTTGATTCGTCATCGTCTTCGTTAATGATTTTATCTGCTACTTCTAATCCTTTAGTTAATACATTAGGAACGCTATATCCACATTGTACAAGGTTCTCAATAATGCTACGCACTTCATTAATACACAAAGAAGCCAATACGAACCAACCTAATAATGTGGTTACATGAAAATCAATTCCTAGCATTTTTCCAATCTCTACCAAGAATGCACTGAACGTGAACGCAACCACAATCATAATCCAATAGCCTAGCTTTTTTAGAACTCCAATCCATCCTTTATTGCTATTGATTTTATGATTAATCGCCGACTTCATACATCCCGTAACGTAATCCACTACATTCATAAATAAGAAGAATGCAAATAAATACCAATGTTCGCCTAATACGTATGTTAATACGGCAACGGCTACACCACCCATTGCATTCATCTTGTCTAGAAAATACATACTTCTTGTTATTTGTTTAAATCCTCCATTGTTCTTTTCTATTAAATTCACTCCTTACATGACTTTTAAATTATCAACTTCTAATTCTAAGGTTCTATATCCACTTTTAATGACTTCGAATATATTTCTAATTCTTGCCGTCATTACTAAACCAATTTCTGCGACAATCACATCCACCTTATCACCTAAATCATAATCAACCTTGTATTCGTATGAATCCGTATTCAATCCGAAATTCACATTCTCTTTAATCTTACAATCTGCTAGTTTTTCAATTCCTTTTTGAATCAATACCTTCTTATATTCTTCAAGTGTTGTACCTTCTCCCATGCGCTCGGAACGTGCGTCTACATACAACTTTTTGATTCTTTCATTCTTATTTGTTCTAGCATCATATTCAACGAAAATACGCTCTTCACCTTGTCCTTCACCACAAATGATTGCATAATTCTTGTAATTACTAGAATCAATCATAACGTCCGGTTCTTCAACATTTCCGAACTCTGTTGAAAAGGTAACAAAATTGTTTCCGTCTGTATTGTTTTGAGTCAAATCACGACCTCGATACAACACAAATGTGAACGTACTTGATACATAGTCATATTCTATGCGGAAAGACAATTCTAACGGATATAACATCTCATAAAGCTTCTTATCAAGGCTTGCTCCTGTTTCTTGTACGTCTACGGTATCGGTAATGGATTCATCATATCTATACCCCATTTCCCATGAACAATACCTATCTAATAATTTCTTTACGACATCAACAATCTTTCCACTACTTGAGAATGTAGGATAAATACAATCATCTGCTAGAATCTTTTCGAAAAAAGAACCTCTAAGAAGCATTTGCTTCGTGTTATTAGAAACGGAATAATGTGGTATTTCTACAATTCCTAACTCCTTATCCTCAGTTGAATAAATGTATGCAATATCACTTGAATACTGCCCTATATCAATATAAATCTCAAAATCTCCTGTCTCATAATATCGCCGATTCCACTGCACGTTATAAGGTGCTAGGTGTGTTACGATATTGAAATCTTTATCTAATCCGAAATAAGACATACTATAAACCTAAATACCTTTCATTGTAATAAACCGTACAAGCTAGGTTCGTATCTCCATTGTCTGCCGTGTATCCTATGATATTCTCGCCTAACTGAATCGTCATATCATTGAATGATGAAGTTCTGTCAACTTTTCCAATACAATTCACACCATTCTTTTTGATTGAAATAGGCTCAGAAACTAAATCAATTTCTAATACATCACCATTGTGTAGCGTATCTAATACACGAATATATTTATCTTTATTAAAGAGTTTCGGATTTGTTACATCTCCAAACGCTTCAATAACGGCTCTGCAATATGTTTCTGTATCGCCTTGATTATCAATATAAATTTCTCTAGCGAATGTAAATGTTCCAAAGTTCACGCCTGTTTCCGGTATTTCAAAATTAAACGCTAAACCTCCACCAATTTCTGCAATATTCCTTGCGAAATCATCAAATGAAAGCAATAAAGGTTGTGTGCATAGAATTGTAAAGTTAAGCTCTAATTCTTTGTAGATGTTAGCAGTTGGTAAGCTATACGCATATAATCTACCTCTGCAATATTTCTTTTCCCCCATATACTCAACGATAACATCAAATAAATGAGAATATTGGAAGAAGCGCCGTAGCTTCTCCCTTTCTTCTCTTTTTTCTTCTAGTGAACCTTTAAAGATAGTTTTCACACTTCTTTCTTTCGTTGGAATACGTGAACCGATTAATCTAGCGCCATTTCCAAATGCATTGTCTTGTGTCGTGTATGAAGGCGCTACATAATCAAATCCATCTAGTCCATCACTAGATGGTATTCTCCATCTTTTGTTATCAATTTCAAATTCTTTGCCATCATCCCTTCGGACGATAACTCTTACTTTATTGATGTCTATTGAATTACACCTCCATATCCATATCTTGCTTGCATTCTTAACATTCGAGCAATTTCATCCGGACTTTGAACTTTATTGTAGAAGTTGATTGTCTGTCCGTTGTTATTCGTTGTAACGCTAGGCATAATTTGGGCCATGTCTTTCGCTACGGCACGAATCCACGCTTTATTTCTTTCTAATGGCACGACTGCTTCTGCTCCATTACCTTCCAACAAACCAATTTGACCGCGTTTCAATACACCACCACGTTCTAGTTTTGGAATCTTTCCAATGCTAACTCCGGGAATCTTATTGATGATACTGATTGCACCGTTAATGCCACCGATAACACCATTTACCATTCCTTTTACACTTCCAACTAATGAACTTACTGCTCCTTCAATTCCATTGAATACACCACCTACAAATCCTTTTAAACCGCTCCATGCATTCTGTATTCCATGTAGAACATTTGAAACCTTATTTCCTACCTTATCCATCACGATTCTTATTTTTGACCACACATCGTCAAATACATTTGAAATAGTATCTTTTACACCTGCGAAGCTAGAATCAATTATATCAATCACATTTTGTACAATATTTCCAACATTATCGAATACACCTTTGATAACATTCCATATGTTTTCAAATACGCTTGAAATTGACTGAAATAAACCACTTACAAATTGAATGATTGCAGATACTACTTCACTTATCTTGCTCCAAATATTTGTCGCAATAGTTACGATTAAAGACCAAATATTAGATATGATAGATGCAATGATTTGAACAATTGGCATGACAATAGACAATATTGTAGAAATTGCACTTCCAATATATGAAATTACCATACTAATAAACGAAATGATTCCACTTACAACACTTCCAACTATCGAAAGAATAGATGTGATTACAGGAATTAATCCAACTATATTTGAAATCACCATCTTTATAATAGCTAGGATAGGTGGGCCTACTACGCTAAGAATTTTTTGAGCTTGGTTAACAATATTTTGAATTGCGTTACCGATTTTTCTTAGAATTTCTTTTGCGATAGGTTCAAGTGCAACTTTCATTTGCTCAATCGCTTTTTTTACTTCATCAAATGCAGGCTTTAAAACTTTGGAAACTTGGTTAACGATATTTGTGATTCCACTTGTATCAATGCTACCAAATACACTTGAAATAACTTCACCAACTTTAGCAAACCCTTGTTGAATACCTTGTATAGCTAATGTAATTAATACAATGATACCGGAAAGAATAGGAGTAATAAGTTCGCCTATTGGAGTAAATGAATCAAGAAATGCACGCCCTAAGCCACTTAATGCGTTCTTTAAGCCACCATTTGCAATAGCTTTAACCTTATCCATTGTTCCGGCTACATTGTTATATTCATCACCTACAGATGATAAAGATGTAATAAACTTAAGGTTGAAATCTTCTCCCATTGTACCAAAAGCAATACTTGCTTTATTTAATGCTTCTTGTTGATTTGTTGTTTCCTTAATATCTTGGACAATTGCGTCTTGCACATCTTTTTGTGTTGCGCCACCTTCTTTATATGCCTTAAAAACTTCTTTTGTCTTATCATTGAAACTATCTAACGCTCCTTCAATAGTTCCGTCTGACATTCGTGTAGTGATTTCATTTACTGCGTCTTGCATTTTATCAAGGTTATAAGAACCACCTTTTACACCATTTGTCATAGCTTGGAAATATTCTTTTGCCGAATATCCTGCTTGAGCAAATTTACCGGCATATTCTGCGATATTATCACCTAATTCTCCGGAATAATCTAAACCATTTTGTGCTCCTTTAGCCATAAGGTCGAAAGCTTCTTTAGAACTAATTCCAAACTGTTCCATTAATTGCTTTGCACCTCTTAATGTTTCGTTCTCGTCCATTCCATAAACGTCTCTTAATGTAATCAAATCCTCAGTAACATTCTTTAAATCAACATCACTTATTCCTTGCATTTGTTGCTTGACTCTGCCCATCATATCGGCTACATCTGAAACATTTTCGCCAAAATTATTAGACCAAACATCACGAGCGATGTCTTTAAATTTATTCATTTCACCACTTGAAGCACCTGTTTGAGCTTGGAATTTAGCCATAGCGTCATCTAATTCAGTAGCTTGGTTAACACCTGCCTTAATTGCTAATGCCATACCACCGATAGCTCCTGCTACGGCAGTAACGCCTACAACACCTCCCACGCCTAATTCTGTTAGGGCATCAGTGATTGCAGTAGCTTCCGGACTGATATTCTGAATCTTTCCTAATAGTCCATCAAATCCACCTTGAATTGATTCTAAGGCACTGTTTCCGATTTGTTTAAATACATCAAACTTTGAACCTGTTTCTTGCGTTTCTGCTTGTGTATTCTTTTGCTCTTCGTTTAAATCTTTAAGTTTATCTTTAATCTTTGGTGGTGCTTTTGAACCTTCAGAACCTAGCTTATCAATTGCTTTTGAAGTATCTTTGATAGCGTTTGTGGCTTCACTTGATACAACTTTTACCGATTTAATACCATTCTCAAGACCACTTGTATCAATTTTCGTCTCAAACTTTAATGTTCCGTCCGATATTCAATTTGCCACCTCCTTTTCTAAACATCAAAATATGAATCAAATTCATCTTTCATTTCTTGTTCCTCTATTGTTAATTCGATTGGGAAAGACCACGCTTCTTTTGCTCTTTGATATGCTTTATCTTGCGTATCATTCTTTGAAGGTTTTTCATAACCTCTAACGCTCTTTGCATATCCCCATAATGTAGAATCACCAACTATATTATTGGCTAGTGCTAAGAACTTATGCCAATGCATATCACATTCCGTCAAATCAATTCCGTAAAGTTGCATAAATGCCGAATAAATATATTCCCCATCTTGCACATAGTCTAAAGTCTTAACACCTGTAGAATCACTTCTAGGCGTACTAGAAGGATTATATAAGAATCGTTCTAACTCTTTTAAAATATGCCCGTCTACGATAGGTGGTTCATCTACGAATAAATAAGAGCAATCTACTTCATCAATAACATGATTATTAAATCTTTCTAATTCTTCATAAAATCTTATCCATAACCGAAAATCTGTATTTAATAAAATAGGCTCGCCATCTAGCGATTGTATGCTATTTGGCAAGCCCTTTGTCCGTAAATCAATCATTTATTTTCCGTAACCTTTGAAACTGCATTGCTTGCATCAATTAAGCTTTTGATTGCTTTATCGTTCATTAATGTTCTAGCTTTCTTCATTGCTTGTTCGTTTGTTCTTCTTGAATATTCTTCATCAATTAAATTCACAATATATAACACTTCCATTAAATCTACTTGTTCAATATCTACGCTACCTAACATGCTTTCAATCTGTTCATCTGTTAATACTGTTTTCAGATAGTCGAATTTAGCTCGATATGCTTCTTCATGTGTAGCATGAAATGCGTTACAAGTGTCCTCTGCTTTTAATACTTCAATTGTTTTGGGTGGGATTTCATACTGCTTTCCTTCATACGTGATTCTATTCATGATTTACCTCTTCTTTCTTTATACTTCTGATGTGCCTTCTGTAAATGTTACTTCTCCATCCGCTACCTTTGCAGTACCGACACGAATATCACTTGCAAAGTTAATATTGAAGTTGATTTTTGAATCGACACCGCTCAACGTGTCAAAGATTAATTTAGCGTCAACTTCCCACGCCTTATATCCTTTTGTTTTGTCTCCATCAAACATAAATACAAGTAATGCCTTTGTATTTACTTCTTCGTTGTTTGGCACGGATTTCATCATTTTTTCGTAAATATATTCAAAATCATCTTCACCTTTAATCATTGTTAAATCTTGCGAAATCTGAGGTGAATAACTCTTTAACGATTCAGTTGGGTTCTTATCTGCGATAAAGTCATATGTTTCAGTTTCGCTATTAAATGCAATATCTAAAGTTGTAGACTTTTTAATTCGTTTGTAAGCTTCTCCCATTTGTAAGAACAATCCAATCATATACTTCTTGACTGTCTGTCCTGTATTAACTTCAGTTCCTGTAGTTGTTATTAATTAAGCTCCTTTCTGTATTTGATTTGAATAGTTAATGCATATACTGCTTGACTATCTTCATTTGTGTATAGATATAAACCACTTGAAACGGAAACATCATCACAATATTTGCTTCCGTCTAGTTGTGGCAATTCTCCATTTAAATTCTTTTCGTCAATCCATACTCCCAATTCTTCTAAGAAGGAATTGTTGTCTTGCCTTTCAGATTCAATCTGTGTATTCCTACGTGCTAGAAACGTGTAGTATTCTGTACGCATTTGAGAGCCGTCAATGTATGTATCTACAATTGCGTTAGGTTCTTTATACAACGCATAAGAGATAGCTTGTTGCGCTAAAACATCCGTTTCAATACGTTCATCTATCTGTATATTTCCATAGCCGTATAGCCATTGAATCAATGCTTTTGATACTGTCATTCTCCGTCTCCTATCATTTGTTGTGCTTTCTTCAAGATTGTTTCTGCTCCACCATTTCGCATAGCTTTTTCAAACCAATGGTCTGTTTTACCTCCTACGAAATGAGCATTCTCTTTATTGTAATACCAACGTCTAGCATATGGAGCACTTGGCCCACCTTGCTTTACTAATCCACTACCGATTTGAGTATTTCTTGTAGCCGAGTTAATCAATGCTCCTGTGTCTCTAGGCGTATAAGGGGACATAAGCCTAATGACTTCAGAATCAATCATTTGTTGAACTCGTCCACGTTCTTCAAGTCCTCTTGATTGCTTAATCTTGGGGATTGATTCAACATCAAGTTTAACTTTCATTCCTATTGACCGACAACCTCCCAATGCTTCAACATATCGACATTCGTACAATCTGTCACACTTTGAATTGTTGTCCATTTGTATTTCTTTTTAGCTTCATTTATTGCTTTAATACTAGATAAATCTTCTTCTACTTCTCCAAAGAATACGAAATCTGTCTTATCTGTATTCAATGTGAAATGCTTTTGTTTCTCATCATTTGAAAGTTTTGCATATGCGTAAGGTTCAACATATCCCTCACGATATAGAATGGTAATATTTGTGGATGTGGCTATGCTCAGAATATTACCGTTTGCAGTTCTAACCGTTGATTGTCTCCACATACATTTATCAAGAATAGAAGCTTGAAACCTATCTTCTCTTGTCAATGTATCGTAGTAGTGATTTACAAGTGTAATCGAATCTTCAAAGAATCCTATCATAATGCAATCCATCTTTCTTTCATTAAATCTGTATCACCTAACCAAAAAGCTATAATATCCTCAAGCGTGTTCCTTTTGTCCGTGTGTGAAGCGTTTATAAAGCTTTTGGAATATCCACCATTTGAAATACTTGATACGCCATCAATTGAATCTTGAAAGATTACATTGTTTAAAACATCGCAGATACAATCTTTTAAAGTATCTTCGTTCTGTTCGTTAATAGAATCAACATTTACATACTTCAATACCATTGCTTCCGCTTTGTAAGAATACTGATTGAATTGACTTTCATCGAATTTAGGAAAATGGGAATTGTAATATTCCCAATCTAAAATATCGTTCATTTTACAATCCCCCTTTTTTGCTATTTTTTCTTTTTATCTTGAGGTTTAGCTTCCTCTTTTTCTTCTGTGGGTTCTTCTTTTACTTCTTCATCAACTTTAGGTTCTTCAGCTTTTGGTTGTTCAACCTCTTTAGTGATAGAAGGATAACCCCATCCAATTTCCGTTGCCATTACTTTGCACTAGCAGATAAGTAGATACCTGCTACCTTATTGGCGTATACATCAACGATTCCATACTTACGATATTTCAATACATCTGAATCCGATTCAATGTTATTGCTTGCCGGAATTACATTTGAAACAGTATGTTTATCCCATTTCATGACGGAAGGTTTGTGAACAATCAAAAAGTTGATTACGTGTCCATCCTCTGCCTTCTTATATCCACCGTCTAACTCTGTATCTTTTCCACTCAACAATTTAATTTTCGTATAGAAGCGTGTTGAAGGTACAGGAACAACCTTTGCGAATCCTTGTAAAGCTTCACGAGATTTGTAAGTGTCCAACGCCTTAACACTATTTAATAAAGTAGGTGTTGAATATAAAATACGTTGTTCACTAGGTACTTCATCTTCATCCATTTTAGTAGTGGCTTTTAATAATGCGCTCAAGAATGTTTCTGCATCTGCGAAATCTTCGGCAACTGTTGTGATTCCTTCTGTTCCTGCAATTTTAGCGAATGTGTAAGCGTCTGCTTCCGGTGCTACCTTTGTACGCATAAGTTCCGCTCCTGCTCTACCGAACGCAATATTCATTGATTCCGCATTATCTTGAGTATCAACTGCAATCTTTGTTCCTCTATCATAGTCGAATGTAGCAGTTTTCCACTCTAATGTCACTGCGTTAGATGTATAACCACTATTTCTATCATAGTCTCCTAAACCTTTGACGGAAATTTGTGGATAGATGATTTCTTTTGCGTTTGCTCCTGCTCGTACCATTGTAGCGTCTGCGTTCAAATCACCTGTAACTGAAGCTAACTTATATACCTCATCCAAATTTGAGACATACGTTTTAGCTAATGCAATTTGATTTGCTATTAATTAAATCCTCCTTATTTCTTCTCTGTAGTTAAACCCATTGCTTGACGAAGCAATAAATCTTCGGCGTTTGGGTTCTCTCCTTGCCCACTGTTTCCAACAATATTGCCTTTAACACTAGGCTCATTTTGTTCTTCTTCAAATAAGATTGGCTTATTCTCTTTCAAAGTCTTGAAAGCTTTGTCAATATCATTTGTTTGGTCTTTTGAATTTAGTAAATCTTCATAGTTGAATTGTGATTTTGCTAAATCGAAATCTTTACATCCGTATTCTTTAGCTTTTGCGCTTAATACAGAATCAAGATTCATTTTGCTAATCTGAACTTCGTAGCTTGTCTTTTGAGATTCAATATCATTCGTCAATGTATTGATTTTATTTCTCAATTCTTGTACATCAACTCCATCATAGCTTTTCTTGAAATCATCAAACTTTGTTTGAATATCCTTTGCGTTGTTCTCTGCTAAAGATAGCTTGTCTTTCTGCCTTTCGAACTCTGCAATCGTCTTATAGTTGTCATTTACTAGCTTTGTAACTGAATCCTCTTGTTCTTTGGTTAATTCAATGTTTGATTCTTTTAAAATTTCAATAATGTTTTTCATGTGCCCTCCTAAAGTCTTTTATAAACCGAATCTTCTCCGGTATGGTTTTGGCTAACTATATTTTAGCTTGAATAATAGCTCACAATGTGAGCGTTTTATCCGATTCTAAGCCTATCGTTGTGAATTCTGTCTCCCATTTCAGAACTGAAAGCTTTATACGTTGCATTTGCGTGCTTTAGCTTGATTTTGGCTTCTGTACTGCCTAATCCTTGATTGTCCAATAAGATTACTTCCCTTTTCAATGCTCTGATATTTCTTTCTAATTCTCTTTGGTATTGTCTAGCTTCATATCCTTCATATTCTTTTCCTTGGAATGCGAAAGGTTTTGTATCAATATTCTTTAACTGCTCTTTTGTGTAGGCATAAGGCATATCTACATCCCAAACCGGTTGTGCAAAGTGCCTACATCCATAGTCTTTTTCTTCTCCATGCGTTAATTCATACAAGCTAGGATATAGTTTCCCTTGCGTGTCGTAGCGTTTACCTTGCCATTTTTTATGACTTGGACGTGCATTTGCGTGAGCGTCAAATTCAAATACAGTAACTCCCATATCCTTTGCGCATTTATTGTTAATTTCTTGTGATGATTCTTTTTCTGCATACTGCATTTGTTGTCTCACCCATACATCCACATTTCTTTTAACTCCTGTATCATATTCAACGATTTTTAAGCCACTATTCGCTAATTTCGAGATAGCTTTTCTACAAGAATCATCAATTGTACATTTTCCACCTACTACATTCTTAACTTCTTCTTGAACTATCTTTGTAAAGAATACAGGTAGTTTATCTTTACCGATTGCATACGTGTTAGCACTTGTCTTGATGTATTTCTTCCAACGCTTTGCAGTGCTCTTTTGTGGATTCACATACGCAATATGTTTTGCAAGGCTTCCATCCATCTTTTTTCTAGTTGCTTCTTGGATTAATTCTAATGTTCCATTCTTATTTTCTTCAAAATCATTTTTTGATTCATTGATTACATCTTTTTTTAGGCTTTTTGATTCTTTTTTCGTAAATTTACGCAAATCTACGAGTGATTTTGCTAATATCTCATTAAATTTTGCATTTTCTTCGGTGCTTTTTTCTAATACTTCACGAATTTTATTAGATACGAATATCATCATTCCTAATTCAAATACACTAGCACGCTTTACACTTCTTCTTTCTCTTTCCTCAAGTTTTCTTCTTTTCTCAATCTGCTTTTGCAAGCGTTCTTGCTTCCTTTTTTCTTGCCGTTCTTTGCGTTCTTGTTCCCTTTGTTCTTCTTCGCTTAACATTTATATACCCTCCTACAGAAAAAGGGCATAAATGCCCTTTAAAACGTTTCTAAAGCCTATTTAATTAATTCTTTTCTTTGCTTTTCTGTAATCCATCCGATAGAAGCGAATATTTCTAAATCGCTTTTTGTAAATAATCCTAACTCATAATATGATTTGATTAATTCATAATTCATACTACTTCACCCCATTCATTTGTGCTTTTAATTGAGCAATTTGTAACATCAATTGTGAATTGATTCTATCTTGCTCAGTTGGTACTGCTTTTGGTTTTGTGATTTCCGGTTTCTCATCCTCTGAAATTTCTACAAGCTTTCCTTCCGTGAATTTATAATTGTATCTTCCATGTCTATCAATTAATCCTTTATCTAAATACTGAGATTGAGCGTGTGAGTATTTATCACCTTCACCCTCATCAATCAAAGTCATATTCGCTTTTTCTTCTTGAGATAAGAAAAGCTCTGAGTTAATAGATGTAATATCATTATCCGAATTTAATTCAATATATACCTTATACATAATTTCACCCCTTAATAGATTTCTGCATCGAGTTTAACGACTGTAAAATCACTATTACTTGCTATGATTCGTCCAAATTGTACGGGTTGTGAGCCAAACGAACCCCTAAAGGATATTACATCATCATATCCTTGACTTTGTACTATCTTATCAAGAGTTATATTTACCGCCTTTGCATTGTTTACATTTGATTCTGTAAAGTTCCAAAACTTTATGGATGATTTGTTCAGACTTAATGTTGGTTTTGTTCTCATTTCAATATGGGGAACATAAATATAAGCGTCATTCATTCCCGCAACTATCAAGCTAGAATCCTTTAATTCTATTTTCGTATAATAATACTCACATTTTTTTAATTCTTCTGCGTAGATTGGTGCGACATAAGTTGTTGCTTTGCTTCCTTTCTCTAATTTAATCCATTCAATCGTGATTGATGCGCCTTGCTTCAATTCGATACTTGCTTCTTTTAATGAAGATAAAGTTACGGCATTTAAACCTTTTACAATCTTTTTTCCATTTGTTTGATTGTATAAATATGCGTTTCCTGTCACTGCCGTAATATTGCACGATAATGTACACGTGTCATTGATTGCGTGTTCTAAGATTTGTTTAAACCACGAGCTAGTATCGGTAGTGGCTAATGAGGTGATGGTGACCGTACCATCAATATTGTATACTACCTTAGCATTAATGCTCATCCATCTATCTAATGTATACGTTGGCTTCGTAGTATTGTTCGTATACGTTCCATATCCTCTTTGGTCCACTCTGAAATTAGAGTTAAGCAATAAATTTGGATTACTGAATCTTTCTGCAATGTAATCCGTTAGTTGCGACAATGTACCTTTTTTCAAGCCTGCTCCGTTATGAACAGGCAATAGACTAGTGTCGGTAAAGCTAGGCAATGCGTCTAGCTCTGTTACTTGTTTTCCTGCCATTTTCTATTCCTCCTTGACTTTATATGTCCAATCCGTTCCGACTTCTCCACTTGCGACTTCGTAAGACCAATCGGCTAGGATTGTATTTCCTTTTTCATCCACTAATTCTTGAGCACTCGTTGCATTCAAGTTTGTGGTAAAGTGGTTATTCATAACCATTTGATTCAATGCATTATGTGATGTGGTTACAGACTTTATTTTACCGACAAGCCACTGAATAGAAGCTTTGTCTTTAAATACGAAAGCCATCTACTAACCCCACATTGTGTCTAACTCGTTTGTTGTAATCGCAGTTAATTCTGATTTCTTAACATATGCCGTTAAATCAATGTCTGTATTACCAATCTTTTCAAATGTTTTGGATTCTGAAATCCAAATATATTCATCATAAATATCTTGCGTTCCATGTGAATGCGCAATCAAATAAATCACACCATTAGAGCCTGTAGCAGGTAAGCTCGTTACCTTTTCATATCTAATAGACGTGATGCTTCCTACTGCCGAATTGATTAACGATTGAACTTCGGCTTTCGTCTGATAGCCTTTTCCTGCAATCAGTGTATTTACTTGCGATTCGTTCCGAAATCCACTATCATTTGTTAATTGCGATACCTTTGTTGGAACTGAAATGGCAACGGCTTTTGAACTTGGTTCAATTTTTGTTCCGTTAACACTCACTGACTCAATCACGTTTACTTGAGCACCACTTGCAATACCACTTAATTTGCTTTTTTCTGCGCTTGTGTAGTCATTTGTCGATAAGCCTTTACCACTTACCACATCAACTTTTCCACTTAATGCAGTTTTAATTTTACTGATTAATAGAGTCAATCCACTCTTATCTAAATATTCAATAGCCATTCTTTTGTCCTCCTTATAAACTATTCCATATTTCATCTAATTCATTTATTGATACCGAAGTTACAGAACCTTCTGCCATAGCTCCAATATCTTCCGGTGTATATACGGGCCTTGTTTCTGCTTTCGCCCACGTTGGAACTGTTGGGTCTATTTCTTCAACTTCTCCAATGATTTCATTACCATTTAATTTAGGCTTGTTCTTTAGTTTGTTGTAATCGTTTGTACCTTCAATAAACTTTCCATCATTAATTTTAATTTGAAGCTTATCTGATTCATCTTGTATATTCATTTGAATATCATTCATAAGAATCATGTAATCACTTCCTTATTCAATACTCTATATACTTTTGTTGTTTTGATAGGAGAAGCAATAGCAACTCCTCCTTTTGTAATCATTCTTAATTGAATGTTACAAGTACCTTCTTTAAAGGTGAGCGTTTCTTCTTGGCTTAATAACACTGAAATAACATTTCCTTCAATATCTAAATCACTTGATTCTTTTTTCAAGATATATCCGTTCTGTTCAAATACAACATAGATATTCTGCATTTCATTTAAATTAATATCGTTTATTGTGATTTGAATTGTTGGTGTTGTTCCTTGTCTCATGATTTCACCTTATAAGTCCAATCTGTACCGACTTCACCTTCATCAACTTCATACGCCCAATCGGCTAGAATCTCTTGTCCGTTCTCGTCTACAAGCGTTCCGTCATCTGATAAAAGAATCGTAGTGAAATGGTTGTTCATAAGCATTTGCTCAACATTTGCGATTCGATTCATCAACTTACCTGCCGTATTTGAATCCAATGTATCTTTTACACTCGCAAACCATTCATTGAATTCATTCTCGTTTGCTTTCATTTCAGATTGATTCTGTTCTTTTACTTCTTTGAATAATTCGGTCATTTGTGTGAATAAGTCTAATGTTTCAACACTCTTGATAGCATTTGTAACTGCCCCACAACGTGTAGAATCTAGCCTTGTATCAGTAATATTTGAGCCTTTGATTTCACTTGCATTTCCTTCTACTGTAACCGTAGCCAATACTAAATCATAAATAGAATCACTTCTCGTAATTCCATTGTTGATGTCGCTTGATAATAAGACAATGTTTCTGTAAGCATCATTATCATTCAATCTAAGAATGATGTTGTAGCTTTTAGTAGCAGTATTCTTTTCTAGTGTGATGGCTTCGTCATCTTTCTGCCAATAGAATGCTCCATTGATATTTGCTCTTCCTGCTTTAACTGTTAATGTTAAACCTTGAGCCTTCTCAACTCTTAAATGGTCAGAACTAGAATCATCTATGAATACACCATTTGTAAAATAACTTGAGAACAACCTTCTAAAAGCGTCATATAGTACTAATCTATCACCATTTCTTGAGACGAACGGAAAATATGTAGTTGCTATTCTTCTTCATCCTCCTCTCCATCATCTTGAATTTCTTCATTTAATAACTCAGTTGCTTCTTCTTCAGTAAAGCCATATTGCTTCATGAAATACATAATCTTTAATCTTGGAATATCAAATGTTAGTGCGTCATTTCTTAACGCTTGTGCCGTGCTTTGTTTATCCTCGATATATGTATCGTCATAATCAATCGCAATGTCTAATGAATTGATATTAAGCTTTCTACCTTGTGTTAATTCATAGAAGTATGCTATTGCTTGAATAATATCTTGAATATATGCAGTAGATTCTTTACGTTGTGAATTTACTTCCTTCATTGCGTCTTGATTCTCACCGATATATTCTGTTGCCGTTACAATTCTTCCGCTTTCAAATGTGTATTTCTTTGTGCCGAATCCAAACATCATTGATAAGATACTTAATGCAGTTTCTAGCGATTGAACAACTTCCGCCGTCCTTACCGTTGGATTATATTCCTGCCATAAGGCTTTTTCTTCCGGTAATTTGTCTCTACCTAACTGAACAAATATCTTTTTCATTTGTGGATTCATCTTAATCTTTCCATTCTCGTCTTTTTGCATTAATGCTTCATTTACAAGAACGATTTTATCCGATTTCAATAAATCTCGATTCCACATTGTCATTGTTAAATCAATCGTTTTTAGTGGAGCAATTGCACTCCAAATCTTTGGTAAGCCGTACCCTTGCATTTGTAAGTTGTTGACCTTTGCATTTCTCATAATTGCAAAAGGCTTAACCACATCTAATTGAACAATCTGTGCACGGTCTTTTATTTCTTCGCCTGTATCTTTAAAGTAATGTGTTTCTGCAATATATCTTTCGTCTTGTCCTTTTAAGAACATAACCATCACATATACTTTTTTCAGTTTCTCGTAATTTACTCCAACGAATGCTACTTCCACAATTTCATCATTGATAACAGTTAATGGAAGGATATTCATTGAATCACAATAGTTGATTCTAATTTCTCCTCCACTGAATGTACCATCTTCATAAATCTCGGCATTAGATACTGTCACATAAGCTCCTACAGTACCATTTGCAGACATTTGCTCAACTTGTTTCCTATACATTACATCAAACCTATTCTTCGTTAGAATGTCTGAAATAATGTCATTTGTAGTACTGTCCTCTGTTGCGTTTATATCTAGGATTTCAATTAGGTTTGCGTCATCCTCGCATAAACGTTTCGCAAAGTCTGTTTTATCCAATGTGTATTCCTCATTGTTCAAGGTGTATGCCGTATGAAATTCTGTTTCGGTATTTGTGTACCATTTGTTGCACAATTCAATAATTTCAATTGCGTTTGTATCTACATAATACCCTCTATCGTTTAGGTAATTCTGAAACCACGGTCTACGTGTGTTAGATGTTTCTATTTCTTACCTCCTTAAGTCAATATATCCACTATGGGTTATAAATGTATAGCAGAACGAATCCCAATCATCATTGATATTGTTTACGTTCTCATCCTTTGGGATATCTTCCTTTTCATCCCATACTAATTCGCTCAATGCGTTTATTAAGTTCTTACAATGTTCTTCTATTTTTAATCGTCCTGTTACAAGTAAGATATCAACCGTTATAGGACGGTCTGTAAGCTCATTCTTCTTAACTGGTGCAATTATACTTCCGTCTAATCCTTCGGCGTAAAAATAAGCTCTAAGCGTGTTTATTAATGTATTAGAAGCACTGTCCGGAAATATCCATTCAACATATCCGTAACATTCAATACATCGCTTATAGAACCTTACAAACGCCTTACAGAACTTTGTTGCGTCAATTGAGTTTGACTTTGCCATGTCTCCTTCATCAAGTGCCCACATATAATCCCAATCGTTCGTAAATCCTGTTAAGTGCCATGAATACTTTGAACCATTGTCTCCAAAATCAACGCCTATGATTAAATGACTGAACCTTTTCCCTTGTTCTTTCATCTTCTCTTTTAAATGTTGATATTTGAATAGGTAAGGTTTGCAGTCATTAGCAAAATAAGGGAACACAAGTCCTTCGGCAACCATTCTTTCCCCTAAAATATCTCGCTTGTACCATACTGAATTCATGTCGTATTTGTTTTGGATTTCTTCGATTCTTTCTTGGCTCATTGTAGCATTATCAAAGATATTGAAATGCTCATATCTGTACCAATCTAATCCCATGAATTTATCTATGTAATTCTTATAAATGTCTGCGTTTGGGTTTGATGGGTTTAAATCCCATAATGTAAATGGATGTACGCTTGCAATCTGTCTTGCCATCGCTACCTTGATAAAGCTTGTTCTAGAATCATCACAATCGTAATGCTCATTTATTTCGGTCGCTATCCATCCCCCATATGAGTTACCTAATATGCTCTTATACGAATCGGACTTTCCACCACCTGTAAATATCACTATCTTTTCGCCTGTCTTTGTTTGGACAAATAGTGCTTCGTTTGATTTGTATTTACCCCAACGACATCGTCCACGAAAGATATGCTCTAAGCCGAAACCATTGCAGTCACCTATATTTAATTTCGCATTCGGTAAGCTTGACCCACTCGCTAAATGTATTTTATCTTCACATGTTTCCAAATACATTGAAAAGATTATGCAGTGGTCAATCGTTTTACCACTTCGTACCGCTCCTTCTGCTACACTTTGTTTGTAATTTAGGGCGGTCTTAATATAGTTCTTATGTTTATCTGAGAATTTCCCCCAAGGAATCGTTCTTGTCATCATTTTAATAAATCTGCCAAAGGTGTTAAATCCTCAATCTCATGTGTCATTGTCTGTTCAACCTTTTCGCTCTGTCCAAGCATTTGTTTACCTAACCAAATAAGCATAGTCGTATTCCCTTTTGAAGCCTTATCAAATTGCATACGTCTTAAACTTCTTTTTGAGTGGCTTATACCTCTTTTATATGTCTGACAAAACTTTTTATTTCTTAATAATGTTCTTACCGAACATCCTAGAAAATCTGCAATTTCTTCTTGAGTACATCCAATAGAAGCAAGTTTTTCAACTGCTTCATAATCAATCTTTATTCTTGGGCGTCCCCCTGCGTGTTTCTCTGCTATTTTAATACCCCCTATAACAATCATATTGATTCAATTGCTTTTTAAGCCTTTGTAATCTTTTTCTTAAATCTCTTTTTCTATATTCTGATGTCGTGTTTTCTAATTCTTCTTCAACGCTTTTCATTTGGCGTAAATGTTCTTCTCTAGACGTGTCTTGCTTCTTCTGTTTCAAGTTCTGTAATCTCCTCTGTTCTTTTTAAGAATGTTACTGAATTATCATATTCGTAAACGATGTCATTATTTTCATCAAATCCTACAGGCTTTAGAACCTTTTCAAAAATCTTGTAAGGTGATTGTCCTGCTTTTGGTGAATTCCATAAATAATGCAAATAATCCTTCATTGTCATTCCTGCATATTTCGCCCTAGCTTCTGACGTATTTGTATTGAAGCCAATCGCTTTGTTACGCTCAAAATCTAAGAAGTACATATCCTTTTCAATATCTTTCCAATGTACTCTTCCATGTTTCTTTGCAATTTGTAAAGCTCCACTAAAATTTCCTCTTGAGTAATCCCAATTCTTATCTAATGCACAACAACAACAGTTATTCGAGCATTCTTTAAAGTGTGCGTCTGATACATAGAATCTCATGCCTAATTCATCACATAGTTCTTTCATCTTTTGAATGTATTTAGCCTTTACTTTTCTGTTAAGTCTTAAATATCCACTTCCATTTGAATGTTTTCTATAAAAATCTACAATATCAAATCCTGCACATTCACTAATCACATCATAATGCTCCTTAGCTTGCTTAATAGAGCGCATTTCTAAGCAAAAGAACTCTGTAGTAACCGCAGTAGCTCCTGCCTTTTTGGCTTCTCTAATTAAATCTAGGTAGGTTTTATCTGATACTCCTACAATAAATGGACGCAACCTTAAAGTTGCACCACCTTTTGATAATTCAGTGTATTTTTTCATTGCTTCAAGTCTTTTCCTTGGACTTGGTACACCTACTTCGATTTTTCTTGCGTCCTCTTCATCTAGTGTGATGATACTAAACTTAACATTCCAATTATCTGCGCCTTTGAACAATTCTTGATATTTAGGGTCGTTAAATACCCATGCCGATTTCGTACTAAAACAGATAGGATAGTTAATAGATTTCAAATACTTGAGCATTTCATAGGTTTTACCATATTTCTTTTCATATCCGTCGAATTGGTCTGATAAACCACCATATTGAATAGGACGTCTGTCTTTAATGTATTTATAGAATTGTGATTTTGTATCTTCTCCACTGAAAATCTTTTTGCATTTCTCAACATTGATACATTTCACATCTTTATTAAGATATGCTTCTTTACTTGCACCAATACCTCTTTGATATTGGCTAAAACAATAAACACATCCAAATGAACAGTTGGAATATGTGTCAAATGTTACCGGTAATGAGCAATCTGCGATTTCTCCTGTCCATCTTGGTGATAAATATGTCTCACTGATTTTATTCACCTTATATCCTCCATTTTCTTTTAATAATTAAGTTATTTCCTCTAATTGTTACCATGTCATCATATTTTCTTTTCAATAAATTTAGATATTGCTTTTGTATGTTTGTGGTTTTATATATTTCATAATATCCGCCTTTTTCTTTTCCCATTCTTGCTTTATTTGCAATAATGGTATTATTGCGTGCTATAATCTCTCCTTGTCTTATCAATCTAAGACATAGTTCATAGTCATCTAAAATTTTCATTTTTTCATCATATACAATCTTGTTATTTTTTATAATGAAATTGAATCCACCTTGCAAAAGTGTGTTATACGAATATTTTTCACCTGTCCTATTTAGCTTTGAAATGTTCATTTTATTGTCGATTGATATTACACCCGCATAATTAATTCCGTTTTTCTGCATAAAATCAAATATCTTTTTAACTTCACGCTCAAACTTATTTGTCAAATTTATTAAACGTCCACATTTAGTTTCTGAACATTCATACCATTTTTGAAAGGGCCTTATATCATCATCTAACAATAGTATTTTTGAACCATTTTCAAATTGATTTAGACATGTATTCCTATTGAATGATACATACATACCTTCTCTTAAAATGATTCTCGCTCGGCTTCCTAAATTCTGCCTGTAAGCTTTATAATCATTTGAATCATTTAAACATACAACAATTCTTTCATCTTCAATCCCACATTCTTTTAGTGCGTGATATGTTTTACATTTTGGTCTATGATAACTTGCTATTGCATAATAGATGTTATTCATGCATTAATTCCTTGATGTCGTAGCACACTTTTAATTCAGTTACCTGTAAAAGTTTCTCTAAGAATAGTTGTTCTTCCTCTGTTTCATATGTAATGATTACACGTTGCTTTTTTAGCATTTCTTCTGAATGTTCGCTAAATGCGTCCATAAGCTCATTATCATATCCTTCCGCTTCCATATCCTCAGTTAATGCACTAATTTCAAAATCGCCGAATCCGAAATCTCTCATGTCGATTCCGTCAATTTCTTCAAGCTCTTCCATTTCTGTTTTTAATGCGTCTAAATCCCATGAAGCTTTTTCTGCCGTTTTATTATCTGCAATTCTAAACGCTTTTACTTGCTCATCTGTTAAATCATCTGCAACCACGCAAGGAACAGTTTCTAAGCCTAATTCTTGACTAGCTTTATATCGTGTATGACCTGCAACAATCACTCCATTTTTATCAATAACAATAGGCACTTTGAAGCCGAACTCCTCAATAGAATTTTTAACAAATTTCACTGCTCCATCATTGATTCTAGGGTTATTCTCATAAGGCTTTAGCTCATTTAATCTTTTTTCAACAATGTTCATTATTCTCCTCCTTATTATTAAAAGAACCGAGACAAACGCTCGGTAATATAAAAGCCTAATTGTATGCCATTGTTGGTATTTAATATCTAATTTGGGAAGGACTTACTGATAGGCTTTGTAATCATGGTTGCAGGAGAAGGATTTGCACCGTTCGACCTCTAGCTAATAAGACTAGTGAGCTACTACTGCTCTATCCTGCTAACACAATTATTACATGAAAAAATGCTCACATTGTGAGCACTTTTTTTAAATTCTTGTTTATTTTTCTTGGAATTTCTTCTCTCGCATAGCCTACAATATTAGATGTCTTTTCTGCACTGAATCCCTTTATATATCTATACTCAATCATGGCTCGAGTCGTATCATCAAGTTGGCTTAATTTGTCTTTTACATAGTTCATTCTTCTTGCATAATCCGCATGAGCCAAGAATAACTCGGCTTTTAAAGGATAAATTGCTTCATCTCTTTGTAGCTCTGCTATCTTTTGCTCATAGTATGTATAAGATTGGCATTCGCATAGAAAATGCTTTTTAACTTCTTCATATGTGCTCATGACGTATACATCCTCATTAATCTATTTTCTAATTTGCCAACTTTATTTTTTAATCTATTAATCTCGTGTGTTTGATTATGAATTGTTGCATTTCTTTCTTTTAAAGTCTGCTCCAATTCAATATTCTTCCTTCCTAGTCTATTGTTTTTAGAAATTAACTTTTTAATCCTTTCTTCATAATTCATTTCTATTAATTTCACCTCCTAGAATGGTAAATCATCTGAAGCAATGTCTAAATAGTTTTCATTATATTCTTGTTGTGCAATTTGTTGTGTCAAACTAGGTTGCGTATATGTGCTTTGCACGCCGTAATTGTTGTTATTTGCTTGATTAGGTTGTTGATATGTATTTATATTAGAATTGTAATTCTGCCCATTAGAAGCGCTTTTAGGCGGTAATTGTACGTTACTAGCTACCACCTCAGTGATATAAATTCTTTGTCCTTGCTGGTTATCATAATTTCTAACACTTATTCTTCCTTCTATTGTCACTAAATCGCCTTTCTTACAATACATATTTACAATATCTGCGAGCTTGTTCCATGCTACGCAATTAATAAAATCTGTAGTGTTATTAAATCCGTTTACTGCTACCGTAAACTTTGCTACGCTATTTCCATTTTGTGTTTTTAATAGTTCGACATCTTTTGTTAGATGTCCTGCTATTACTGCTACATTAATACTCATTTATATTTCCTCCTCAATTTACAATCTTTCTTCCACAATTTGGGCAATACTTAGGTCTGTAATCGTAAAAGAACCTTTTTCCATCATCTTCATCAATTTCAATTTGTTGATACTCACTCAATACAATTCCACAATTAGAACATTCAAATTCATCAATTGAATCAAATTCTGATAAATTAGTACAAGTCTTTTCATCTAGCCATCCCAACTCCTTCTTTTGCTGCTGAACAGCTTTGCTTTCCTCAGAATTAAACATTCTTAATCCCATTCCACATTCGCAATAAGCTTGTTTTGTTTTTAAATCGAAAACGATTAGAGTTGTAGTTCTGTAGACGGTTTTTGCGTAACTGATGCGTTGCTTATAGTGCTTGTATTCATATCCCAGTTTTTCAAACATTTCTCTAGCGTTCATCTTCATTCTCCTTATAAGGTTCAGGCAGTGGCATCCAAGCTAAATTTTTTAAATCAGTTCCGCTTTCAAGTCCATATCCTTCATCTGCTTCACACCATGCATCTTCCCATACGTTATTACCATCAGATACAAGTATATCTTCGCCATCATCCGGAATTTGACAGTAAAGAAAGCCATCCTCCATTTCAAATGGAATCCACTCAAATGAATCTGATTTATCAACTAATTCTTTTAACCAATCCATAGAATTAGACATTTCTTCCATAGTCGGCTTATATCCATCTTCTCTTTCTTCCCCACACATTAAGTGAAGCAATGTATCTATTACTTCAATAGCTTTTTGATATTTATTCATATGCCTTTAATTCCTCTTTAAGCTCGTTTATAGCTTCTTTAACTTGTTTCAAGTCTAAATATACGTTAGAAACTAAATCTGCCATCACGCAATTAGAATAGCCTTGTAACGCACTTGATAATGTAGAGTGAAAGGAAATCTGTTTCTTGGCTTCCGTTATACTCCCATCTTTTCTTTCTTGAATTACATATTTAAACAACGTGTAGCTTTTTCCGTCTGATTCAATTTCATAACCGTTTTTTAACTTAATCATTTTCATTCTCCTTTTAACTCATTAATCTATTTTTGTAACGATTATCCAATTCTTCCATAACATGCTTTCCACCATATAGTTTCGATGCGTAAACAATGTAGTCTAATTCATCTAGCATACTGTTCATCAAATCTTTATTGGTACAGACAAATTTAATATTCTTTTGCAAAGATAAATAAGTTTGCTCAATTTGTTTATCGATTTCAGAAGCATTGCTTTTATCTAATCTGATAAAAGTATTTATTTTTATGGCATTTTCTCTTTGCTTTTTTCTTTCCTTTTCTAAGTTTTTTTTCAATTCTTTATCATTCATCTTCATCTTCTTCTTTCTGTTTCACTAATTCTTCATATTTATCGGCTATAAATCCATCCATATCTTGTTTTGTGAACCCTAGATTTAATAAATCATCTTTGTAATACATTCCATAGGTCCATGAATCTACATTTAAATATTGCTCTAGTGAATAGGTCACAGTGTTTGCCAATTTACAATTACGTTCTAGAATGTATTTCTTATACTGCTCTATTTTTTCAACCAAATCATTTATTTCTTTTTTGGCTTGTGCAACATCTTCATTATGTGATTCTTGTCCCTTTTTGAGTTCTCCTTTTAAATACTCGTTATTACGTTTTAAAGAATCATATGTTTCTAGTGACATTTGAACAAACTCTTTCATTAAAAATCATCCTCCTCATTTGAATTATCATTAACTCTTTTGTTCCAAGCGTCTATAGCTTCTTGCTTTGAAGTGTAGATGTAACATCCTTGTATCTCACCCAAATTAGTCGCTATTGGACAACTATCTGTTGAATTACTTATATCATGGATAATCACATAGCCTACTCCGCTATATGGGTCTTCTAAATAACTCTCACTTTTTAGATTTCCCTCATCATCCGTTACCTGTATTCTTGCTTCTCCATCGCAAAATGGGCATAGCTTTAATTTCTCTGTCATTCTTCCACCTCTTCATCCGCAGGCATTTGATATACCACTGTTCCTTCTAAATCAAATTCATTCAATTGATTCTCGATTTCATCCAACACTCTCATAGCTTTTTCTAGGCTCGAATAATTACCTAAAAAATAGTTGAAACTTTCTCCAATATTGTATATTTGGCATTTATCCGTACCGCCGACATAAATTTTATCAGCATCAATTAATAATCTATCGTCCTGACTTCTAATCCACATACTTATTTCTCCTTTTCTGTAACCAATCTCATATTTATTTCCGTTAATTCTTGGATTCTCTTTTTAGTTTCTAATTCCATGTATGTTTCTAAATCTAACGAATTAAAATAATCATCCATATTGCTTAATCCGTATTTATCTTGTTCTTCTTTAGTGAATGTAAGGTTGTTCTGATTGTGTCCTTGTTCATCAAGTACAAATTCGTAATCTCCTTCAGTTGTTCCACCATTCTGTAAATTCATATATTGGATGTTTCCGTCATCATCTAAATACAATCTGTCATGTTGGTCAGTTCCTACAATGTGGATATATCCAGTATCTTTATCTCTTACATAAATAAGAATTGCTTTCAAATAATTTGGGTTATACATCTTAATAGCCTTCTTTCAATCCTGTATTGTCAATTGATTCAAGCTTCTTTTCTAGTTCATGTTTCTGATATTCAAGCGTTCTGATTCTTCTTCTGTATTCTTCATACTTGAAGATACATTTAGTCGATTTGTCTTGTTCTTCCTGAATCCTTTTTCCTACCATTAGGCTATATAGAAGAAGTGTTGCACCACTTCCACATATAGCTCCACAAATCCAATTAATCATCTAATCCCCTTTCTACGCTCCAAATAGTTGTGCTCTAAGCCTATTAAATTCATCTTGGACTTCTTTATCTGTCTTTGTGTTCTGCTCTGCATAAAACTTTGAATCAAGTGTGATAGGCTTATCTTTATTTCTTTTGGTCCATTCATCATGTACCCATTTTTGAATCACTAGTGAATGGTTTTTGTATTTTTTTCCACTCGTTTCAATATATTCATCTAATATCTTTATATGCTCATCTAATGAATCACCATATAAATCTAATAGGTGTGTGTGTTCTTTATCTGTAAGTAACACGTGTGAATATTCTCCATATTTATGTTTACTTTGTTTATTAGTATTTAATTTATTAGTATTTGGTTTATTAGTATCTTTATAAGTGTAGGGGTTTTCAAGTACTTGAGTTTCAACACCTTGCTTTTCAATACCTTGATTTTCAAGGGGTTGAAAATCCACCTCTTGAGGATTCTCAAAGAATGTATATTGATATTGAATTCTATTGCTATTTGCGTTCGGATATATCTTCTCTACTCTTAAATATCCATTCTTTTTTAATTCCTTAATTGCACTTTCAACTGAATCTTTCCCATCTTTTACAATTCCAACTAATCCATTTACTGTATAATGCCATTCTTCCGGTAAACCAAGAACAACACTTAACAAGCCTATTGCTTTAAGTGATAAGCGTTTATCTTTTAAATGTGTATTGCTCATCACTGTATAGTTTCTGTTCTTAATAACTCTAATTACTGCTATTTTGCTCACCTCCAAGCACTACGACTTGTTTTAGGATTTCATCAATAATCTTGTCGGTGTATTCTATATAACATTTAATTCTTTCATCACTAAAATATCCGTCAATTTTGCGCAATGCTTTATATATTGCAATTATTCTTTCTTTGTTTAATCCTTCTTTTGTGTAGCTATTGCACTCATGTAATCTATACATGAATTCCTCTGTAATGTCATAACAAGTACACATTTCTTCATACACGCCAATTGCGTTCGTATCTTCTTCGGTTTCTGCAATTAAGTAAAATGAATTAAATTCATCAAAGTAAACTTGCTTTGCTACGTTTACTGCCATTTCTTGTTCTCTCATAATATTTCTACCTCTATCCTTGGATTTTCTTTATCGGTAAATACTGTATGATTCACTTGATTAATGTATTTTCTTGAATCATCTTCAAGTATTCCCGTTCTAACTAATGAATCTTGAATGAATTTAGTTGCGAATGTGATATTGTCTATATCTCTTCTGTTATCCGGCTCATACCAATTAATATTTAATTTAATTGGGTAGTTCTTGACTTCGTAAACTTCACCGAAATTCACTGCCTGTAAGATATAAGCCATTACAAGACGCTCGTTCTTTTTCACCATTTCTGCTCCCTTGTAACGATTAGCTCGGCAAGCTCTAATATATTCATTCAATCCATCTAATTTTCCTTTAATAACAAACTTTATTTTTCTTCCCCCTTAATTCCTTTATCTAAATAATATTGAGTACTGATTCCTAATTGCTCTGCATAATCTAATATGCAATCAATTAACACTCCCATTTGTTTTGTATCCATTTGTGAGCTACCTAGAAACAATCTACAATTCACAAATTCATTTCCGTTATCTCTTATCTCAGTACCCAATATTTGCACTGCCCTAACTCCATGAGCTTGAGCCAACGAATCAACACCATCTTTCAAAACTGAAACATATGTATATAAAGCTTTAGCCATTCTCAAAAACTCACAATACATATCCCATGTATCGTTATAACTAGCGTTTTCGTTTTCGCTTATTTCCTTGATTAATGCCCACATAAGCCGATTCTGATTATTCGTACGTAAATGTTTAACAGAATCTATAATCACGCTATATGCCCCTTTTTCGAGTGTCTGAGCGTATGATTCGTATATTGGCTCAGTTAATTCAAATGTTATTTCTAGGTTTCCATCTTCATTTCTTGATTTTCTTAAGTAATTGCCAATCAACTTTGTTTTCAAAATCTCATTCGCTCCATTTCTTCAAATTTCTGAAGTCTGAAAAGTTTTTTCTGTTCTTCTGTAATTCCCAATTCTTCCATTTTTTTTACATCCGTCCATGAATCTTGGTATGGATTAAAGTTTTCATCCATAATATAGTTTTCAAGCTCTTCAATCCTTTTAGCTTGCGAAAAATAGATTTCTCTAGGATATGTTTCTTGGTCCGTGATAACATTGTATGAATGCATATTTACCTCCTATAGATAATTCTTATGGAATATATCCATAAACTCCTTTCTTGTGTGCTCTTTCTCAAATGCCTGTTGGCATTCCTTTTTAAGTTTCATGTCTAATTTGTGGCTGAAATGTACTCCTTCACTGCTCATGTTGTGATGTCTAGCACATAATCTTACATAGCAACCATGCTCAATTGATTTCTTTCTATTAGCATTTCCAAAGTAAATTTCATGTGTATGTAAATCTAAAGTTGAACCACATACATAGCACCTAGACATATCACTTTGAAGTATTGACTTATCTCGTTTTATTTCCAAGTTACCTTAACACTAGATTTAACTTGTGTTTCCTTAGATAATTGGTGCATAAGACCTAATTCGTTCACTAATTTTGTATCAATAGTTGTTCTTGTGTATGGTTCTACATATGCAATTTTCACAACATCATTTTCAAATGATTTGATACCGTTCTTTTCCATTGCTTCTAAGATATTCTTCTTAATATCTTTTTCTAATTTGTCCATTTCCTTTTTGTATTCTTGAAATGATTTTAATTTGTTCAATGCTTCTTTTTGAATTTCAATTTGTCCATTTGTTACGTTTACTAATTCCATTTTTCTTTCCTCCTTACGCTTTCGCATTTTCTTTGTAAACAGCTCCGTATGCTTTAATTAATGCCACTAGACCGTTTCCGTTTAGGTTAGCAATATCTTGTGATGTGATTTTATATTCTGCTTTTAAATGCTCACAAAATGCTTCTGAATGGGTGTCGATTCCTAGCTTTTGCAATTCATTTTGTGCCTTGAAACATCTCATACGAATTTCATCTAGCTTTGCATTGTTTTCTTGTTTTTTAGGTTGGCTTTTGGCACTTTGAATGACTTGATGTTGTTCATCTGTATCCGCATCTTTTATATCATCTAGATTGAACAATCCATTCAGTGCATACTTTCTTGCATATGAACTGCAAGCTCCTGTAACTTGCGATGCATCCATTTTCTTTTTGCTTTCTTCTTCTCTAGCCATTGCTTTAACTTCTACCGTTGCAATCGAATCCCAATCCGTTAATATTGCATGAGCTACTACATAGAATCTGTTTTCTAGACAACTTACCTCATCAGTTAGAATCAGTGTAGTTCTATATTTCATGCATAATTTTTTTGCTTCTGCCAAAATATCCTCTGCCGAACGATAATTGTATTCCCCAAATTTGTTGTACTGATTCTTTCCTACTTTCATTTCATTCTGAATTAATGAAAGTTTCTCATAAATGCTTTTCTTTTCTTCCATCTTCCGTTTCTCCTTTTAATCTGCTATAATGTATGTGTTCTTAATTTAAGAACGTCATTTCTTGTGTGTGCGTACTTTTTGTCGGGTGCGCACCTCTTTTTTATAGAAATAACATTGCATACGATTTACCCAAACAAGCTATTGAAATAAGTAGAATCACGATTGTTGCGAATAACATAATGTTTATTCCGATTGTGATTCTTTTTTGATACCTTTGTTCTCTAATAAGTTCTTTTTCTTCCTTGCTTAAATGTATTCGTTTTGGATTAAATGGATAAATGTTCAATTCCACTTCTTCATCTTGAATACTGTTCATTCTTATATCTTCCATGTTTATCTCCTAAAGCTTTTTTTGAACTCAGGAGCACACTTCAAGAATGTTTCTGTAGGAATCACCTTTTGATGAATATTTCTTTGTGTAAACGAATCTTCCCATTCAGTTCCTGTTTCTTTTTTGTAAGCTTCTTTTACTGCCTTCATAATACTGTAGCAGTAGTTTTTTTTCGTTTGTGGCTTGTATCTATCTAAGTCATAAAGTGCGATTATATCGTCTTTATTTAGAAGTGCCTTATATTCAATTATCATATTCGTTCACCTCCATTCTAGATTCGCAAGTGTTAATTTGATTTACTTCTTGTAAATCTCTCACATTCAGTTGATTAGCAATTTTTTTTGCTTCTTCACTATCATGTGCTTCAACTTCGAACGTAACATTTGCAGTTACGTCGAAGGTTACGAAATATGTTCTAGTCATGCTTCTCACCTCTTTTCGATTCATCTAAGATACAAGCGATATATCCTAGATAAAATTCTGAAAGCTCATAGCCTTTCTTTTGTAGTTCGCCTAAGGCTTCAAAAATTCTCTTGTCTAGTATTGTTTCACCTCCATGACCTGTCTCATCAGTGCTAGTAGGTCGTCTCTAGCAGACTAGCCTATTGGCTAGTTTCGACTAATTCATAAATGGTTCTGCATTTTGATTGATTCGCTCAACTTGATTCAATTTGAATAAGTAAGCTTTTGCTAAGAAGAAATTGTTCTCAACTTTTTCTTCACCATTTGTGTCTGTGTACTTTTTGGCTTTAGGTTTCCATAACTTTGTACAAGTTACTGCATGCTCACCTTTCTTAACTTTGAATCCCATTTCTTTCCATTTTTGGAAAGTGTGGAGAGGTTCAAACTCTCCCATTCCTAATGCCTTTTTTTCATTTTGGATAATTTGTTCGTTTCTCATTTCTTGTATCCTCCGTTTAGTACTCATTTGTACTTTACGAGTACATTATAGTACTTTTGAATGACATTATCAAGTGTTTTTTGTCCTTTTAATTTACAAGTTTATTCTTTGTGATATTATGAATATAGAGGAGGTAAAAAATTTGACTATAGGTGAAAGAATAAATGCGATTAGGTCTAGCTTGAACCTAAGCATGGAGAAATTCGGAAAGAAGATTGGTATAACTCGTAGTAGTGTCAATTCACTTGAAAAAGGTGTAAACAATCCTAGTGACCAAACAATCAAATTAATATGTAAAGAATATAATGTTGATTACTTTTGGTTAACTGAAGGTAAAGGCAATATGTTTCTAGAATTGCCGGATAACACTATTGATGAATTAATTGATGAATACCAAATTAACCCAAATCAAAAGCCACTTATAAAGGCTTACTTAAAATCAAGCGAAGAAACGAAGGAAAGGTTATTAGATTTCATTTATGGAATCATTAAGGAATTAGACAATGAAAATCAATAAAAAAAGGCGATATTCAATCGCCGTTGCTTTAGTATTATGTTTAGGCTTATCTATGCCTGTAAATGTATATGCTTTTAGTAATGAAGTTCAGTATTTAACTACATCAGAAGCAACTAAAGAATATAAAATTAAAAAGAAGGACATGAAAGCTCTTGTTAAGGTAATGAAAAAGCTAGGTGTTCCTAAGAAATTTATTGATATTACAGATTATAAAAAAGATGTATTTACTATAAATTATCTTGAAAATAGCTATACTGCTACCGTTAAAAAAGGAAAGGTAAAACTTGTTAATCAAGGCGATTTCATTTTGTATAAAAAAGGTGAGGTATATCAAAAGATTACTAATGCATATATTACAAATTCAGATAAAATAGGTATTCATGAATCTGTAGAAAATGCAGTAAATGAAAATGTAGGGGCGCAATGTACATTCCAAGATTATAAAGAATGGGATTATAGAAGAGCCGAGAACACCTTTACAATTAGAGGACAAGCCGAAGCAAACGGAACTACATACAACTTTGAAGTGAGAGCTAGATGGGATAGAATGCACTCACACCCTATAACAATAGATTCGGTTACATTGCAATAAAAAAGAGCGAAATTAATCGCTCTTTTCATCTGTGGAATTTATCCAAATCCGTTGAGTATACTCATAAACTCTTGCCACTTCTTTTTCTTCTAATTCTTCTAACATTCTATTAATTAATACATACATTTCATACTTCGTCATGTGGCTTCCCCCTTTCCTTAGAATTAATAACTCTAACGTTATTACTTATCTAACTATTTTTCAAGGGTAATTTTTAGTGCCACTATTTGTTTTTCTCCATAAATTTGACAATGCCTTTGTCTGCTTGTGGTAACCAATGAGCGTATACTGAAAGAACAGTATCAAGGTTATCACCTAATCTTTTCGCAATGTCATACACTGAGAAATTCACTGTTCCATCTGTAACCATATTATTAATCATGTAGCTTGCACATGAGTGTCTTAAATCGTGTATTCTTATAATAGGTATCTGCTCATTCCGTTGTAGCTTGATATTCGTTCTCTTAATCGTTTCATTCATTTCTTTTCTAACTGAGCTTCGATAAAAAGGAACTGTCATACCGAATATATAGTCATTATCATTTGCGTTCATATTCTCTTTAAAAGCTTTATATTCATTAGATAGAAACTTCGGCATAGTGATTAATCTATAACTGTTATTTGTTTTGGGTGTTGTAGCCTTTCTTAACGTGTCTGCCCATGTCTTTTGTATATTAATAGTATTGTTCACTAAATCAATATCCTTCCACTGTAAAGCTAATGTTTCACCTATTCTCATGCCCATGTAGAATTGATTCATAAATAATAAATGATATACAGGTTTATTTTCATTTGCTATGAATTTGTTAAACTGCTCAACAGTCCAATACATCATGTCTTTCTTTTTTTTGTTTGGGTCTTTCTTCAAATCAATTTTATTACATGGATTTGCTTGAATATATCCTTGTCTTACTGCATAGTTCAATACTGCTCTGAATTTGGTATAATAGTTAAGTACTGAATCAAATGACATTGATTTCATTAATTTATTAATAACTTTTTCTATATTGCTTGCAGTGAGCTTTTTAACTTCACACTCTCCTAGCTCATCTTCCCAAACTTTCAATATTGCTTTCTGCGTTAGGTATGTACTTTCCTTAATCCTTTTTTCACTGTATACTTGATATGAATAAGATAGTTGATTAAATGTGATTGTCGCATTTGGTTCTTTTAGATTCTCTTTAAAAAGAATCTCGGCTTTTATAGCGTCCTTCTTTTTTTCAAAACCACGCTTCTTATATTGCTTGACCTTTCCATTCAATTTATATGAACCGTAATACATCCATTTGCCTGTTGTTTCATCTTTCTTGACTGCCATTTCTTGCACCTCTTTTTTATCATCATACACAAGAAAAAGGATAAAAAAAAGGCATAATTCATGAAAGAATATGCCAAAAATATGCCAATGTTCCTATATATGCTTTATATATAGGCTTTTATTTATTATATAAGAATCGGACAGGTATATTCCACCATGTTATTGTAGTATTTTACAGTACTTTTGCGTACTCTATGATACTGCAATTTTCAATATAAAATATGCCAAAAAATATGCCAATAAAAAATGCAGACTATTTTTTTTTAGTCTGCATATCTTTTCGTATCAATTCCTTAATATATCCCATTTTAGAATCAACCTCATCCAATTTCTTTATGATGTCTGCGTCCGTGTTGTAACTTAAACGAACGCAAATCATCTTTGTATTAATCTTATTCGATTTACTGTTAGCTCTAAATTTTGCTTCTGAAGCCACTTACAATTCCTCCTATTTACCATTCCTCAACATCTTTAATTGTATATGATTCCATATCAAATATCTTTTCTTCTTCGTCCCATCCTTCAACGCAAATTTCGCATGGCACTTCAATTGTATCAACATATCCATAAATGTGATGTACTTCAATCACGATACATCCTTCTAAATATCCTACGTCACCTTTCCGTTCAATCATATCTAGGCAATCGTTGATATCTGTAGTTCTAATTCCTTTCTTATCATAGTAGTATAAATCTCTGCCAGTGTTTAATTCATCCGCTTTCTTTACGAAATCAGTGTGTTCTCCAAATTCCTTGTAATTCATCAATTGTTCTTTTGTCATCTTGTGTTCCTCCTTATTCAATTGTGATTTTCTTTCCAAAAATATCGTTGTATCTGTTACTACTAGAATACCACTTATCACTAAACATATCATAATATTTTACGATTAATGGATTCTTTTTTCCTGTAACAATATGAACATAATCCATATTGCTTGGCATAGAATGGACATATTCGTCCATTCTATTTTTAAGACTTATCAATGAGTTGCTTTCGTCAACAACTTCTCCTTTAACAATTGCATAATATTTAAATGTCATTTCTTGTACCCTCCTTATATATTACTTAACAAACCATACAATCAATATTGCAATTAATAATACAATGGTAATTGCATTTAAAATCATTTTAACTATTTCTAGTTTTTTCATTTCTTGTTCCTCCTTTTATGTGGTACAATCTAAGTGAGCTAGGGAATTAATTCCCTAAGCTCTTGATGAATGTTATTATAGCTACTATCAACCCAATAACATTTTTAGCAATCTCTAAATAGATATTAGCGGTCTCTATTTTCTGATTGCTTTTTTTCTTTGTTTTCATGTTTAACCTCCCAAAACAAATATCCTTGTCTTTCTGACCACATATATAGTATAACATACACGTATATACGTGTAAAGAACTTTTTTGGAAAAATAAAAATAGCCTACGCATTACACGTAGGCTTTATTATTATTTAAATAGTTTCGACACCTTTTTTAATAACTTTAAAATCAAAGTGATAATCCGATTGATTCCATCTACATTAATTTTATCTTTTTTTGAATCATTACTTGAATCATCTTTTTTAGAATTGCTCAACTCATCCAAATATTGTGATACTAATGATTTAAAATCATCCCATCCCTCATCAAGAATCTTGTGTGGGCAATATTTATAATTACCACTTGTCATCTTGTAATCATGGTGCTTTTTCAAGCAATCAATACTCAATCCATATTTATACAATAATTCAGATGCAAGTCTTGCTCCATTCTCTCTAGCTTTTTTCCATTCATCTTGTGAATCGTTATCATTATCCTTGGCGATTTCGATTTGGATACCTGTTCTATTACCAAGTCCATATGCTCCATCACCTGTTGCAAATGCATTACGATTCAATGGTAATGATTCGATGATGTCTTTATCATCCACCGAGAAATGCCATGATTTATATTCCTTCGAATTATGCAATGCATTATTTAAAGCTCTAGCAGTTCCATTTGGTGTAGCCGAGTTATGAATGATGATTGCTTGAGGTTTATTCATCAAATAAGGGCATTTGTACGGATACAAGCTCTTATCAATTAAATCAACTGTAACTCCATCATGATTATAAACTTCATCTTTTACATCGTGACCTTCATATTCTCCTTTATTGACTGAACTAAATCCATTTGTATTTTCTGTTGGTGTAGGCGTTGGCTTAACTTCTTCTTTTTTTTCTTCTTCCGGTGAAGTAAATGTTGCCCACATTTGACTTCTATCTTCGGTTGCTGAAACTGCTAAGAATACTTTTCTTGAACCATCTTTATACACAATATATCTGTGCCCATTGCCCACATATTTCCAGTAATAACGAATTGAATCACCAGTGTTGTATGTCTTACATACTGTGCCAGTTGGAGAATCATAACGCGCTCTCACGCCGTCTACAGTAAATGTAGCAATGCCATCTTCTTGTGTTAATGTAATAGATTCAACAGGTTTTTGTTCTTCGATAGCACTAAAGTCTGCCCATGGTTCAGTACCAGCTTCATTACCATTTACTGCAACGAAATAACGATAGCTTGCACCATCCGCTTGATGTTCAACCCAACTAATATATCTATGGCCGTTACCAACCCATTTTTGGGTATATTCTAATTTTCTGCCACTTTTCAATGTTTCAACCGCCAAACCTGTAGGTGTATCTCTTCGCTTTTGAATATCATATTTAAGCGTAGCATAAGCGTGCTCATCTATTAGTTTAGATTCGCTATAATCGCTATTTTGAGCTTGATTTACGAAACATTTAGGTCTAAATGCAGTATCAAAGGTAGCACTGTATGGAAGTTTACATAAATTAAATGCCCCATTTACTCCACCTTGGTTCTGCCCTAAGAACCAACCGTATCCACCACTTGCGTCGTGGTCGAAAATTGCAATGTGCGAGTATGGAGTCCATCCTGCTACTTCTCTAAATACTGCAATATCACCAGGTTGCATAACAGTGACTTCATTACAATAATTTAAGATTCCATTTGTTTTTCGATTGTTCCAAATGTCTTTTGCATAACCGCTTGTAGTACAGTGAATTGCTTTATATCCTAAATCAATCATGTACTTCATAGTTCCATCCCAACACTGAGCACCATAATATCCGTCAATGTCGAATGCTTTGCCTAATACGGCTTTTTTAAAATCTTGATAATTTATTAAAAAAAATCCTCCTTATATGTCGATTATAGCACATAAAGAGGATATTTATTATTGATATACTGAGAACATTTCTCTTAATTTATCTCTTACCATTTCTCTTTCTTCTTGAAAGTCGCTAGACGTTTTCATTTCTTCTAGAATTCCATACATAGCGCTAAGAAAAGATTCTAATTCACGAATTGAATTTTGTTTATCAATTTCATTATTGCCTTTCCGATATTCTTTCTTTGCTTCTATGTATTTCCTAAAATGGCTATTCATCAATGCAATATTATCATCAATTTCCGTTCCTTCAATATCTGTATCATTTGCTTTTAATGCGTTTATAGCCGTTCTTCCATCACTCATAGCTAGTATTGTATCAATGTCTTTGATATTGTCTAAAGCTTGGCTCATGACTTTAAAATCTAAATCATTGTATCCTTTTTCTAGTCCTCTCATTGCTTCGGTTAAGAGGTCTAGATTCCTTTTTCTAACCTCTTGCATGATACACCTACGCTAAT